GTTTTCTTTTTAAATATTTTTTGCTTTACCATTAGATTATTCATAAAATGATACCTACTTTGTAATTTAATGCAATTATAAACATTAATTGGTAATTAGTTGAAATTATTTACAATGTCAATTTAATTATACAAATTTACTTTACAAATCAAATTGTCAGCATTAATTGACAGTTCTATGATTGTTTCTTGTAGTTTATGCAATAAATCTGTTACCATTTTAGATAATCTTACTGTTCCACAGTTAAAAACACAGCAATACATACAAAATTATTTCAAATTAAATAATAAATCTCCTTCTTATAGAAATATACAAGCAGGACTTGGTTATAAAACTCCAAGTGCAGCATATATCTTGGTAGATGCTTTAGTTCAAAAGCAATACCTCGCAAAAGCTAATTACAAGAAACGATCATTAATTGTTTTAAAGGAAGTGCCTTGTGCTTAAACATTTAGATCTATGTTCCGGCATTGGTGGTTTTGCATTAGGTTTACAATCAACAAATTATTTTAAGACAATTGGTTTTGTAGAGATTGATAAATTTTGTCAAAAAGTATTAACAAAACAATTTCCAGGTATTCCAATTTATGAAGATCTTAAAAATTTTAAACCACAAAAATACAATTTACAGCCAGATATTTTAACAGCAGGTTTTCCATGCCAACCATTTTCAGTAGCAGGAAAACAAAAAGGAAAAGATGACAATAGAAATCTCTGGAAAGAAACTTTTAGAATTATCAAAGAGTCAAGACCAACTTGGTTTATTGGAGAGAACGTTAGTGGAATTGTTAAACTCTATCTCGACACCATACTTGAGGACTTGGAAAGCGAAGGCTACACCACAAGGTGCTTTAATATTTCAGCTTCGAGCATCGGTGCAAAACATCAAAGACAAAGAATATGGATTGTTTCCTACTCCAAGAGCATCTGGTCAAGAAAATCCAAAAAGTTTAATCAAGAGAAAAGGATTGCGAAAAGCAATGCAACACAATTTAACAGCAGCAGTTCAAATGATGCCAACTCCAACAGTCGGATGCGAGGAGGGAGGGGAACAATCGGATCGAGTGGAATTGACCGAAAGAGGGAGTTTTCTACTACGCAAGAAAAATCCGAATGCGAAGTACAAAACCTTTGGAGCAAAACTATCGGATGCGATGTTGTTTCTGGAGAAACCGAAAACTGGTGGGAAGCTGAGTCCAAACTTCGTGGAATACCTAATGGCATTTCCTATGGACTGGACAAAGATAGAGTAAACAGAATTAAAGCACTTGGTAATGCAATAGTACCATTAATTCCATACTACATTGGACTAGCAATAAAGGAAAGCTATGAGTGAAGAGATAAAATTTCCTTACATTGATTTTTACTATGCAGACTGGAGATCTGGTTGTGCAGGAATGACTGCTCAACAAGAAGGATTATACTCCAGGTTATTTTGTCATTTAGGTTTAGCAAATGGAAAAGGTCTGCCAAATGATTTTAATTTTATCTTTAGAATGGTGTGTGATCCAACAGATGATTTGGAAACAATGGAACAACAAAAAGAGGATCTGATGTGGGTTATAACGCATAAACTTGCATTGGTTGATGGTCGTTACCACCAATTAGTACAGAAAAAAAGACGTGAAGATAAGATTGATATTGCTCGTATTCGGCAAGAAACAGGGAAAAAAGGTGGTCTAGCAAAAGCTAAGCAAACATCTAGCAAAGACTCTGTATCTGTATCTATATATAATAATATATGGGAGCAGTTGTTAATCAAACGAGGATCTAAAAGTGAAGGTCTAAAATTTTGGTTACGAAAAGCAAAAGACGTTCAACCAGATACATTAATTGAAAAATATAATGCTCTTTGCAGACAAGCTGATGATCCAAAGTTTATTCCACATTTTGCTACATGGTTAAACCATGAGAGGTGGGAAGAAGAATTACCGGTAAAAAAAGAAACAGATAATTTCGGAGTACCACAAAAGAAATCACACAAAGATTATGTTGGTTTTGTAAAAAAAGGAATTCGCAGCACATCAATATCTGATGACATGGTACGTCAAATGCGAACAGAAAATTTAATAACAGAGGAAGAGTTTAAACGATGGTAAAGTGTTCTCAATGTCAGCAAAATGCTCATGTTTTGCAATATAAAAAATATTATTGTGCTAGTTGCTACTTAAAAATATTAAAAAATGACAAAAAGAAAAAAGAAAATTAAAGCACCATCTGACTTTGGAGTACAAGAGTTAGTTAAAACAGAGGATGGATTAATCAGAAAAGTTGATGGATCTAAACTTCGTATTGTTTTTGCTTTAGATGGTAGACGATTAGAACATGAACATAAATCAGTATTAGAAAACTACTATGCCAGAAATTTACTAGATATAACTAATTCAGAGAACAACAGTAGAAGATATTGGGCAGGATATAAATTTGACCAAATATCAGAGAATGCAGGAATACGACAAAGAGTTACTGCTAGTTTAAAAGAAAATTTAGGACAAGGCAGCAAGGAACATTCTGTCGTTAGTAGCATAGACAGTTATTCAGAGTTTCATTTTATCATTAAAGAGTTGGGTAATCATTGGCACATAATATGGCAAGTAATCGTAGAGAATAAACCGGCTAAGAAACAAATGGATAAACTTAGAGAAGCATTAGATAGGTTAGTTGAATACTTTAAAATGTAGTTCTGTATTTGTATCTATTAACAAATGGTTAGTAAATCATTAGAAACATACATAATCACATAAATTACGACAACAATTATAGCCATCTGCAAGGTGGCTTTTTTTATATGAACGAACAGCGACTTTGGATTGCTTGTTTAGTTCAAGGATTAACTGATGCTTGTAATAAATTTCTCTGGCAAAATAGACTAAACAGTAAGTATTACCAAGAAGCTCTTGATTGGGTTGGTGGTAAAGACTTCAAGTTAGTATGTTCCTTCGCAGGATTAGAGCCAGAGGATGTTATGCAAGCATACAACAATATTAACAAGCATAAGCATTATTTGACTGTGGAGGACATAAGGTATTTATTAAATGAAACTTTTAGCAGACGATCTGTTTTGTAGTGTGTTCATGGTTAAAAATCCGGAAACTGAACAATCAGAAATAATTATTAGATACTACAACTTTGCATCGGAGCAAGAAGCTATGGACTTTGCACAAACAATGAAGTCAGAGTCTACTGATGGCGATATCATTCATCCAAAGAACGAAATAACAATACACTAATGACAGTACCAGTTAAACAAACCAAAGTAGGTAGACCAAGTAAATACAGCAAGACTTTATGTCGTGAAGTATTAATTCTCCTGGAACAAGGCATGGGAATAAAGAATGCCACGAAACAATGTGGGATTAGTTACAATGTCTGGAGACAATGGATGGACAAGGATGAGAAGCTAAGAGATTTATACTACAAGGCTAAAGAGTCTGGAATAGAGATGCTTATTAGTAATCTTGATGAACGTATCGAGGATGCTCTCGGCGATAAGAATATTCCAATGTCTAAGGTTAAACTATTAGAAGTCTATGCCAAGAACGTACAATGGCAGGCAGGTAAACTATCTGCTAAGAGATATGGCACAGAGAAACAAACATTAAGTATTACTGATACAGATGATAAGAAGATAGAGATTAGTTGGGCTAGTGATTAAATATAGGCGAATATAGTATTAAAATGGATGTTAAGTAGGGTTTAATATAAATAGAGATGAATAAAAAAGGTAGGGATAATAATAAATAATTATAAGAAAAATAATTTTATTGCTAAACGTCTCGTGTGAGAAAAAAATATAATATTTTTTATAAAATGTCTGATATTTTATTATAATTTATTAATATATAACAGTACCTAGTATATTATTCTAGGCTATGCTTTAAAAAATAGCTATATGGTCAGATTATGGTTAATTAATATTATTAATAATGTCTGATATTTTGCAGAACATCATATGATTTATTATTTGTTTCACTATATGAAATAAATATTGTGGCAACCCCACGAGGTCTTGCAGACTGCAAATGTAACCTATTTCAACACAAAACAAACCTCTTACGAATTTTTATGAAAAAGAAAAAAACTAAAAAAGTAACCGATCCCTTCAAAGAATTGGTCATCGCACTTAACAACAAAACCAAATACCCAGAAACAGCAGGTAAAGGTCAAGTTAAAGGCAATGACGTAGCCAGAATTAGAGATTACTTAAACGAGCAAGGAAGTAAGGATGCTTGAAAAACAATGTAATCAAAAGTTTTAGTTATTCTAACACAGAAATATTAAAAAACATAAATAGTTTATTTTTAGATAATAAAGGTTTTGAATTAGATCCAACATACTCAAAAGGAAATTTTTACAAAAACTTTCCAAAACCAAAATATAAATCTGACATAAATCCACATTTTAAAGATGTTATACAAGCAGATTTTACAGATCTTCCTTTTGAAAACAATTTTATAAATAGTATTTGTTTTGATCCGCCTTTTGTATTCGGATCAGCAGGACAAAGAAAAAATAATGTTATGTCAAAAAGATTTAGCATTATTGATACACACAAAGATTTAATGAATTTGTATGAATTATCTTTAAAAGAATTTCATAGAATATTAAAACCAAAAGGTATTTTAGCTTTTAAGTGTCAAGATTATACAGATACTAAAACTTATTTTAACCACAACTATGTTTATGAGTTTGCTCTACAAAATAAATTTGTAGGTTTAGACATATTTATTCTGTTATCAAAAAACAGAATTTACAATCCAAATTTAAAACAAAGACATTCAAGAAAATTTCATTGTTATTGGTGGGTGTTCAAAAAAAAATGAAAATTGTCATACCCTACAAACCTAGAGAACACCAATTAGAAGTACACAAAGATCTTAAACGTTTTAATGTGTTGGTCTGCCATAGACGATTTGGCAAAACAGTTTTGTGCATTAATGAAATGCTGAAAAAGGCAATGCAGAATACCTTGTCTCGACCTAGATATTATTATCTAGCACCGACATACTCAATGGCAAAAAGAACTGCTTGGGATTATGTCAAAGAATATACAAGTGTCTTACCGGATGTGCAGTACCATGAAACAGAACTTCGCTGTGATTTACCAAATGGTGCAAGAATACAATTGCTTGGTTGTGAAAGACCAGACAGTTTAAGAGGATTATATATTGATGGTGTTATTCTGGATGAGGTAGCACAAATGCCACCGAGACTATGGACAGAAATTATTAGACCTGCTCTAAGTGATAGAGAAGGGTGGATGATTGCGATTGGCACACCACAAGGTCACAACAGCTTTCATCAGTTGTATGACCATGCACTACACCAAGACGATTGGTTTGCAAAAATATACAAAGCAAGTGAAACGCATATTATCTCTGAGTTAGAGTTAAATGAAGCAAAGGCTTTAATGCCAGAAGAAATATACGAAGCCGAATTTGAATGTTCTTTTGATAGTGCAGCTATCGGCAGTATTTATTCTAAAGGATTAGTCAAAGCAGATGAAGAAGGCAGAATAACAAAAGTACCTTACGATCAACGCATTAAAGTAAATACCTTTTGGGATTTAGGCATGGCAGATAAAACAGCTATCTGGTTTGTGCAGATAAAAGGATCAGCTTTTCATATTATCGATTACTACGAGGATAGTGGAGAGAGTTTAGAATACTACGCAACAGTATTGGATGAAAAAAAATATATTTACGATACGCATTATTTACCCCACGATGCGAATGTACGAGAAATAGGAACAGGTGTTAGTCGTGTAGAGACAGCACAGAGTCTTGGACTAAGAACATCTATTGTTCCGAAGCTGAGCATTGAGGATGGTATTAATGCTGTCCGGATGATCTTGTCTCGTTGTTGGTGGGATCACGAAAAAACAAAACATGGACTTGATGCTCTTAGACAATACCGATGGGCAACCACCGAAAAAGGAGAGTTAAAAAATAAACCAGTACACGACTGGACTTCGCATAGTGCAGATGCTTTCAGGTACTTTGCCGTAGGCAACAATCAATCAAGTGAATGGAATACTGAAATACAATACAAAAATTTAGGAATAATTTAACGAATGGCAAAATTAACAAAAACAAAATTACTTTCATTAATATCACAGGAGATACAAAACTCTCTTGGATTTTATTCAAGTGATTTAGCAACACAACGAAAAGAAGCTCTTAAATATTACTTAGGAGAGCCACTAGGTAATGAAGTAGAAGGCAGATCGAGTGTTGTAAGCCAAGATTTATTAGAAACAATTGAAGCTATCCTCCCTAGCTTGATGCGTATGTTTAGCCAATCGGACAAGATGGTTAATTTTGAGCCATCCCAACCGGAAGATGTGCCATATGCAGAGCAAGTAACAGACTACTGCAACCATATATTTACCAAAGACAACAATGGTTTTGCTATTTTGCACTCCATGTTCAAGACTGCTCTTCTTCAAAAGAATGGTTTTTGTAAAGTGTATTGGAAAAAGTCTATTGAACAGAAAAAAGAGAACTACGAACACTTAAACGAAATGCAATACCAGGCATTACTCATTGATGATGAGGTAGAAATCGTTGGTGTTGATGAAGTTATAGAAAATGAAACAACTTTTTATGACGTAGAGGTCAAAAGAAACAAAGATTATGGTCGAGTACAGATAGATGCTGTACCACCAGAGGAAATTTTAGTCTCTAAACGAGCAACATCACTAAAAGATTGTGATTTTATTGCACAACGAGTGATGAAAACAGTCTCTGAACTGATTGACATGGGTTATGACAGAAAATTAGTTGAAAGTTTACCTACTTCCGAAGAACAAATCTACAATACCGAAGCTATTGTTCGCAGAAGTTACGATGATGACACAACTGGCATGGATGCTAGTGTTGTTGATCCTGCTTTGCGTGTTGTTCAAATCACAGAATGCTACATGAAAGCCGATATGGATAATGATGGCATTGCTGAGTTACGAAAAATAACTGTTGGTGGTAGTGGATATAATAATTATACAGTTTTAGAGAACGAAGAGATCTCGATGATACCATTTGCGATGTGTGTTGGAATTCCAATGCCTTTTCGTTTCTTTGGTTTGTCTTTTTATGATTTATTAGCTGACTTACA